AGCTAAAACGGTTTCTCAGGAAGTGGGCGTAACGGAGAATGATTTCATCAACCAAACAACGCACTGCCCTTCATGTTCTTTATGAGCGTGCCGGGCAGTGCTGCGAGAAGGCGGAACAGTTGGCGGCTGACATTGAGCCGGTTCTGACCGAGGAGCTCAATCACGTTCTGATCGACGGCGAGCAGATCCACGCTGCGCTCGCTCGCAACTTTGAGGTCCCTCTTGTGACCAGTAATTTTTATCTCACCTCTTTTCATCTGGCGGATGCGGAGAAACTCGTCCGTGCCGCTGCGGTCCTGACTGAGATCAAACCGCACTATATCGACAAACAAAAACAACAAGATTTATTCACCCGGATTACGACCCTGCGAAAACGCATGACCGAGCTCGAACCTGCGAAAGATAGTTTCGTCAGAGCTCACACTCTGGTCATGCGAGAGCTCGAGTCGAGAACACACAAAGGAAATAAATAATGAACTACGGATATATACGGGTTTCAACTACCGAACAAATTGAAGGTACATCGCTCGAGACACAACGTCGCCAGATTCTCGGAAATGCCATGACCCATGACCTGACCATAGACCACTGGATAGAGGATGCGGGAATCAGTGGCGCGATGAAATTCTTTGACAGGCTCGCAGCGCATGGCGTTGAGCTTCAGCCCGGCGACACGATTGTCGTTGCCAAGCTCGACCGCTTTTCACGCGATGCCGCTGATGCATTATCGTCCATTGAAACCATGCGCGAGAATAAAGTTGCCTTGATAATAAACGGTCACGGTGATGTCATGGACGAGACAAACCTGAGCGGGAGATTGATGCTTGAGGTGATGGCGGTTTTTTCCGGACACGAACGCCGTACTCTAAAAGAGAGACAACGTGTCGGACAGAAGGCAAAACGTGCGGCTGGCGGCCACATCGGCGGCAGCGCCCCATTTGGTTATGTGGTCGCTGGCAACGGCAAAGCAGCGAAGCTCGTAGAGGATTCGGAAGAACAAAACATCATCGTGCGTATTCACGAGCTCGCGCAACAGCAGGTATCCCTGCGAAAGATTCAGGGCGTGTTGCGTAGTGAGAGTCTACGCAGCCCGTCGTTGTCTGTCATTTCACGCATCATTAAAGATGCAGCTTAAAGAGGAGTAAGCTATGAATATCACTATCAACGAAAAAAGTTATGACATTACCATCCCCGGCGCTAATGGAGCTCGCTGGCATAAAGCAATTCGCGAAGCGGTCGAATCGCTTGGTTACGATTGGCAGGAGTCGAAGATATTCATCCCGGACTATGTGGCCGGTGAGGCTGCTAACGAGCGTGGTCGTTATATGACCAAAAGTGCGGGGCGTACTCAACTCGGGGCGGGGAATTAATGATGAAGACAATCGACTTTGACACTCCCGAAGAAAAGGAACTCTATAGCAAAATCGGATCTGTGGGCTGGGCTTTGGCAGTCATCGATGGCGAAACCATTAAGGAAGTGCATTCACTATTGGCTCCGTCAGTTCCTGCAAATGTTTCGATTGAAGAGGAGGCAGAAATTCTCACAGACGCTGCCATTCAATTTGCGAGGGATGCGATGGGCGGAGACGTTTTTTTTGGCATGGTTTCCTCCTATCAATTTTGTGACCCGCAGCCTTTTGAACCTGTCATGGCTGCAACGATTGCAAGAACGATAGCAGACAAGCTGGTCGAAGAAGAGTTTGAATGAAAATAATCATCGAAATCGACACCGATGAAGATGAAGAAATCATTGAGCTCATAAAGAGACTTGTCTCTCTGTTAGAAAAGGCTGAATAAAAAGGAAAGTGAATGGCTCCCAACACCCCGATCAAAGATCGTGTTCAGAAAGCACGGCAGAAAATGCGCGATGCCGGATTCAAGCTAATCCAAATATGGGTCCACCCCGAAGATGAAAAACAACTCAAAGATTATGCGGACTATCTGAGGAACAGGAGAAAGTAATGGACAATGCGGCTTTGATAGAAGCAGAAAGCAGAAATCCCTTCATCGGTTTTTTGAATCGTTTTCAAAAGAATCCATCATTGTTTGTCCGAGAATGCCTGGGGGTCGAGCCCGATAAATGGCAGGAAGATTTTCTGGATGCGATTGCGGGAGGGCATCGCCGGATTTCAATCCGCAGTGGTCATGGCGTCGGCAAATCGACGGCAGCTTCGTGGGCCATGCTCTGGTATCTGCTCACCCGGCACACTGTGAAAATTCTTGTCACTGCACCATCATCCGGCCAACTGTTTGACGGGTTGTTTGCGGAGGCAAAGAGATGGGTGCGGCAAATGCCCTCCGCCCTGCAACAACTGGTGGATGTGAAAAGCGACCGCATCGAGCTCGCATCTGCCCCGGCTGAATGTTTCATCAGTTTGAAAACCAGTAGGCCGGAATCACTCGAGGCGCTAGCAGGAGCTCATGCAGATTTTGTCATGCTGATTGCAGACGAAGCCAGTGGGGTTCTGGAAGGCACATTCGAAGCGAGTGCCGGTTCGATGTCCGGGGAGAATGCGGTCACAATCCTGCTCGGCAATCCAACCAGAACGAGTGGTCTGTTTTACGACACACATCATCGGTTGCGGAATGAATGGTGGACTCGAAAAGTGAGTTGCGTCGATTCGCCCAGAGTGTCTGCAGCCTACATTGCGGAGCTCCAGAGTCGCTATGGTGCGGAGAGCAATGCCTACCGGGTGAGGGTGCTGGGGGAGTTCGCAAAGTCTGATGAAGACACAGTTGTCAGTCTGGCGACGATTGAAAGCGCCATCGGGAGAGATGTGGCGATGATCCCTGCAGCAACAACTATCTGGGGCTTGGACATCGCACGCAAAGGAAATGATGCGAGCGCTCTCTGTAAACGCAAAGGAAATCACATTCTCGAGCCCGTCAGGCGCTGGCGTGGCCTCGACCTGATGCAACTCACTGGGGCAATCGTTGCGGAGTATGAGGGCCTCGAGCCTGAGAATCGCCCCACAGAAATCTGTGTCGACAGTATCGGCCTGGGGGCGGGTGTTGTAGATCGGTTACGCGAAATTCTGGATATCCGGGTACATGGCATCAATGTGTCAGAAAGCCCGGCATTAGGAACGACTTATCGCAATTTGAGAGCCGAGCTCTATTATAAAGCGAAAGCATGGTTCGAGGGGCTGGATGTTTGCATCCCGGCAGATGAACAGCTTATCAGCGAGCTCTCCATTGTGCGGTACAAATTTAGCAGCAATGGAAAAATCATTCTGGAAAGTAAAGACGAAATCAAAAAACGGCTGAACAGTGCGAGCTCCCCCGATTGTGCAGATGCCTTCGTTCTGACTTTTGCCGGGACGGCCTCAAGGCTGGCATCGGGCTCGGCAGCGGGTGCGAACTGGTCAAAGCCCTTAAGGCGTAATTTGCCCCGGATCAAGCGCAGATAGCCAAAAACCGACCTCCTATAATCGCCTGTAAGCGATTTAAATGCAGGGGGTAGGGGTTTACTAAGGGTCTTTTTCTACACTGTAAAGCACTTCCTCTTTCGCCGCTCTCACATTTCATACACGGTTCTCTCAATTAATTGAGGGGACGTCTGTGCCTAAAGTAGGCGGAAAACATTTTTCTTACACCGCCAAGGGTCGCAAGGCTGCGAAAGCCTATGCGAAGAAAACAGGCAAGAACGTTACCAAGAAAAAACGGGGCAAAAAGAAAGGTGGCTGAATACGGGGAGTTAGTTTCTGATCAGGAGAACATCGAAGAGGAATCTCCGGATCTGGCGAAATTGCAAGCAGCAGTCAGCGCAGAAATCTCTGATGCGGTCGATTATGTCGACACGCAACTGAGTCCCAGTCGGGCAGTCGCCATTGATTACTATAAGTCTGAGTTGTTTGGCTCGGAGCAAGACGGTTCGAGCGATTATGTGAGCTCTGATGTGCGCGACACGATTCTTGGGATGATGCCCAACCTGATGCGAATTTTTGCCGGTGCTGAACGAATTTGTGAATACGTTCCGGCGAGCCCGGAGGACATTGGTCTTGCGGAGCAAGCGACCGATGTGATCGACTACATTTTCCAGAAACGAAATGACGGATACGGGATTCTGTATTCGACTTTCAAAGATGCGCTGGTCAGCGGTTTAGGCATCGTGAAATTCTGGCATGAGGAGCAGCGTGACGTAGAGACTTACGAGTTTTCGGGTCTGAGTGAAAACGAGATCATGTTGCTGGCACAAGACCCGGATGTGTTGATGCTTGAGCAGAAAATCGAGATCGAAGCCCGGATGGAGGAAGGCGCTGACGGACAACCGATGATGATCGAGCCGCCACAATTCGGGGCAACGGTCAAACGATTGAAGATGCAACAGCAGTACAACGTCGCGAGTGTACCCCCGGAGGAGTTTCTAATCGCACGCAAGGCGGTAGATTTAGAAACGAGTAGTGTGGTCGCACATCGCCAAATAAAAACGGTGAGCGAGCTCGTTGCGATGGGTTATGACTTCGAACTGGTTGTACAGTATTCAAGTGTCGATGATTCCCTCGAACAAAACGAGGAGCGTTTCGCCCGAAACCCGGAGGAAGATTTTTCGATAGCAGACCGACCGGATGACGGAGCTCGCTCTGTCCTCTATTGCGAAAGTTATATTCGTTTCGATTTAGACGGCGACGGAATTTCGGAGCGATTAAAAGTCTGCACTTTGGGGGGCGATTATTTCATTGTGAACGTGGAGCCGATCGCGGATTTACCGTTTTCGATTTTTTGTCCTGACCCGGAACCCCACACGATTGTCGGTCTGAGCGAGGCCGACAAAGTCAAAGACATTCAAGAAAGCAAATCAGAAATCATGCGCGACATGCTCGACTCGCTCGCACAAAGCATTCATCCCAGAACTGCTGTGGTCGAAGGTCAGGCGAATATGGATGATGTGCTATCCAACGAAACAGGCGGCATTATCAGAATGCGAGCTCCGGGGATGGTTCAGCCATTTTCTCAACCATTTGTCGGACAGGCTGCATTTCCGATGCTTCAATATCTGGACTCTGTGCGTGAAGAACGAAGCGGAGTGTCGAAGGCAAGCATGGGCTTGAATGCCGATGCTTTGCAAAGCGCAACGAGAGCAGCGGTTGCCGCTACGATACAGGGGAGTCAGGCGCGAATTGAATTGATCGCGAGGACGTTTGCAGAAACCGGGATGAAGCGATTGTTCAAGGGGCTGCTGAAAGTGGTCACTGCCCATCAGGACATTCCAATGATCGTGCGTTTGCGGAACACATTTGTGGAAGTAGATCCGCGAACTTGGAACGCTGACATGGATGTTGAAATAAACATCGCTCTCGCCGGAACAACTACTGAGGAGCGAATGCAATCGCTCGGGAACATCGCAGCGAAACAACAGGAAATCATCGGACAAATGGGACCCAATAATCCTATTGTCAATTTATCGCAGTACCGGAACACACTTGCAAAAATGGTAGAGCTCTCCGGGTTTAAAGATGCGAGTGCATTTTTCTCAGAGGTCCCTGCTGATTTTGAATTTCCGGAACCTGCGGAAAATGAGAAACCGAGCCCGGAAGAAATGCTCGCGCAAGTACAGATGGAAAGCATCCGGGCAGATATTGAAAAGAAAGCGGCAGACCTGCAACTGCAACGAGAAAAAATGTTGCGCGATGATGATCGGCAGCGAGACAAATTGGATGCGGACATTGCATTGAGGGCTGCGGAAATTAAAGCGAAACATGGAGCTCAGATTGACACTGCATTGATTCGCGCAGATCTGGAAAGAGACAGAGAAGCGGAGCGCATCCTAGCGCAGGAACGTCAGGCAATGCTTGAGCGAGCGGTGCAACAGCAGAATCAAGCCATACAGAATCAAGCCATACAGAATCAAGCCATACAGAATCAGGTGCCGCAGGTATGAGTTACGAGCGTGAAGTTATCGACGGCGAACGAGCTCGAGCTCTGCTTGAAGATGAAACCTTCAAGGCATTGTTTGATGCGGTCGAGAAAGACTACATTCTCGCTTGGCGTCGAACAGATCCTTTTGAAACAGAAGGTCGGGAGCGGTTATACATAGCGCTTCACGTTCTCGATCATGTGCGAACACATTTGCGAGTAATGGCTGAAAGCGGCCAACTCGCAATCGCGCAACTTGAAAAACTGAAGCGCATCAAAGCAGGATGAAATTAACATGAGCAGCACGCCAGAAGCACTGCCGGAAAATGATGGCAGCATTGCTGCCGCCTCGAGAGCCTTCGAAAGTTTATTGGACGGGGAATCCCCGCAAACCGAAAACGATGAGGAGCAAACCCCGGTTGAAGCCGGGGAGTCGGATTCTGATGTTGAAGAGATCGAGAACCTTGATCTAGACACAGATGATGATGACGAGTCTGAATTGGTCGAAGAGCAACAGGAAGTCGAAGAGGAAGAAATCATTCCGACCTATACCATAAAGGTTGATGGTCAGGAAATTGATGTCACTCTCGATGAACTCCAAAAAGGTTATTCGCGTAACGCAGACTACACACGCAAAACGCAAGCTCTGTCTGAGGAACGAAAACAAGCTCAGGCAGAAATGGCGGGAGCGAAAAATGAGCGTCTCCAATATCACCAAGTTCTGGAACAGTTAAAAAACCAGACGTTGAACGGACAAGGTCCGGAGCCCGACTGGGACAAACTTCGCGAAGAAGATCCCGACACATTTGCGGTTCGCTGGGCAGACCATCAACGTCGACAGTCGCAAATCGCTGGCATCAATGCGGAGCAGCAGAGAGTCCAACAGATTCATCAAGCCGAACAGGAAAAAGAGCTCGAAGCAACCCTGACGAGAGAAAAGGATACGTTGCTTGAAAAGCTCCCTGATTGGAATGATGGAGAAGTTGCATCCAAAGAACGACGACAGATAACAGAATGGGGGTTGAACAACGGCTACTCGCAAGATCAGTTGAATGGGATTGTGAACCACGTTGATATTTTAACTCTCAGGAAAGCGATGCTTTTCGACCAGTTGCAAACAAAGCAGAAAAGTCGAAAGCCAGTTGTCAAAAAGTCTGCACCAACTTTGAAACCCGGCAGTGCGAACAATGTTCCTCGACCTCGGAGTCAAATGGAGAAAGCTAGTAGGCGTTTGAAAAAGAGTGGCAGCGTTCGTGACGCTGCAGCAGTCTTCGAACAAATTTTAGATTCAAGTTAATATTTCAATAAAAGTCAATTAAATCAGTGACTTAGGAGAAACTCTATCATGGCTAAGGTTACCAATAGCTTTACCACTTACGACGCGACTGCAGATCGCGAGGATCTGTCAAATTTTATATACAACATCGACCCGTCCGACACGCCGTTGATGTCTATGATTGGTCGCAGAAATGTCAGCAATGTGACTTTCGATTGGCAAGTTGAAAGCCTCCCTGCTGTAGATACAACCGCACAGGTGGAAGGTTTCGAGCTCGCTCGAACTGCTTCAACGGCGACCACCCGTGAAAGTAACATGGCTCAGATTTTGAAAATCGATGCTACGGTTACCGGGACTCAGGAGAGCGCCAATGCCGCTGGCAAGGGCAACGGCGAAATGGCTCATCAGATGGCGATTGCCTCTAAGGCGTTGAAGCGGAATGTCGAAAAAGTCATTTCTTCGGCACAGGCAAAAAATGCTGGAAACGCGACAACCGCCAGAACAACCGCAGGGCTCGAGTGCTGGATTCAATCCAACAAATCTAGAGGCACGGGCGGTGGCGATGGCAATGCTGCACACACAACTGCCCCGACAGACGGGACGCAACGAGCTCTCACAGAGACGATTCTCAAGGCAGTTATCAAGACCTGTTATACGTCCGGTGCTGAACCTTCTGTACTGATGGTTGGTCCTACCAACAAGCAAACAGTCTCTGGTTTCACGGGTCGGGCAAGTGCTCAACAAACCATAGCGGCAGATGCGATTCAAGCGAGTGTCGCAATCTATGCAAGTGACTTCGGTGAGCTCAAAGTCGTTCCGAGCAGATGGGTGCGAGATCGTTCCGCAATGCTGATCGATCCGGAGTTTGCTGCGACTTCGTTTTACAGACCGTTTCAGCGTAAGCCGATAGCCGATATTGGCGATGCAAAAACGGAAATGATGATCGTCGAATTCGGACTCGAATGTCGCAATGAAGCGGCAATGGGTTTGATCGCCGACTTGACTACATAGTCTCTCAATCCTTTGTGTTGAGACTCTTTGGGGGAGTGTGAGCTCCCCCCTTTTTAAAAGGACAGACTATGGCGCTTAAGACGACGGTTTCTAAAACAGCGACAACGTGGCAGCGACTGATCTCCGATCTGTCAGAGCCAGAAACTGTGTACGAATATACGGAGCAGAATGTTGAACCTTTGATTGATATTGCAAAGGCTCAATCTGAATTGAAGCCCGACAAAGACATGCGGCTGGTTGGACATATTCCTCTGGTAATTTATAACCAGATGATGCGGGACGGGAGTTTCAATGATTCGGCAGCAATAAAGAAATGGTTGAACAACCCGGATAACAAATGTTTTCGGGTTGCACCGGGTCGCGTCTAAATGGCACTCGCAAATTTTTCAGATTTAAAAACGAGCATTGCGTCTTGGTTGAATCGCGATGATCTGACAACCAGCATTCCGGACTTTATTAAAATGGCGGAAGCGGAAGCGAGCAGACGTTTGCGAGTTCGCAGTCAGGTTGTTCGAGCAGATGCGACCGTAGATGCACAATATGTTTCTTTGCCGTCCGACTTTTTGTCTATCGAAAGTTTCTATTTAAAGACGTCCCCTGTTAGGCGTCTGGAGTTTGCTTCTGTGGATGAAATTGCGAAGAAAAAATCAGAGGGATTTTCAACGAGTGGGACACCTCTATATTTTACAATCATTGGGACGACCGCAGAGCTCTTGCCGTCGCCCTCTCAAAGTTTTACAGCAGAGCTCGTTTACTATGCTCGGATTCCTGCTCTTACCGACAGTGCTACTTCAAACTGGTTACTCGACAATCACCCGGACATCTACCTCTATGGCGCTCTGTTGCAAAGCGCACCGTATCTTTTGGACGATGAACGGATTCCCGTCTGGTCGGGGGTATACGAGAAGGCAATCAATCAATTAGAACTTAGTTCTGACAAAGAAAAATTCACAGGCGGTGTTCTTAAACAGCGTGTTAGGAGGTTGTAGCAATGGCTGGTTCTTTTACCGATTATTTGGAAGATAAACTTTTAAAACATACTTTTACGAACACAGCGTATACGTCGCCTTCTGCGGTCTATTGCGGACTGTTCACATCAGCGCCAACAGATACGGGTGGAGGAACGGAGTTGAGTGGCGATGCTTATGCACGGCAAGCAATTACATTCTCAGTGAGTGGTACAGCGACGCTTTGCACGAACTCTTCCGCGATTGAGTTTCCGACTGCGACAGGTGCTTGGGGAACAGTTGTTGCGGTTGCTGTTTTTGATGCTTCGACATCCGGGAACATGCTTGCGTGGGCGGACCTCGCGTCTAACCGAACAATCGCTTCCGGGGATATTTTCCGCATTCCCGCCAACGATTTAGATATCACGCTGGCATAAAACAATGGCAAGCGGAGACTATGGGTTTCTTTATTATGGTCGGGGAAACTACGGCGTCTCGAGCTATCCGGCAGGTGCTGCGACTGCAGCAACTACGAGCACTGTTGCCTCCTCTGGTATTGCTCTTTTCTCTGGCACGGCGGCTGCGACAACGAATGTCACTTTCACTTCTGCCGGGAACAGAGTTGCACTAGGAGCAGCAAGCCCAACATCGACAGTTACTGTAAGTGCTGCAGGTGGAATTATCCGATCTGCTTCAGCGGCGGTGGCGAGCACAAGCTCATTTTCTGCTGCCGGGAATCGCGTTGCACTCGGTGCAGCTAGTGCTACTTCGACTGTTACCGTGACCGCCGCTGGAGGACTTTTGGTTGTAGGTGCAGCAGCGCTTACCACGACAGCTAGCGTCTCGGCTGCGGGAAACAGAATTCAAAATGCTGCTGCTTCCTTGACGGCGACGAGCTCTGCTTCATTTGCCGGGGAACGAATTGCAACAGCATCTGCAGTCATTGATATCACAACAGTTGTCCGGGTTTCATGGGTCCCAACACCTGCTCCCGGAGAGACTTGGAATGGTCAAACCACAGATGCAAAGAGTTGGTCAGAGCAGAGCGCCGATGCGGAAACGTGGACTGAAAAATCAACCGATGGAAAAACATGGATACAACAAACTGGAAGCAGTATCACATGGGATGAAGCTGCTTGAGGAAATTAAAAAATGGCTGACACAACTACCACTAATTTAAGTATGACTAAACCGGAGGTCGGCGCGAGCGCTGACACCTGGGGAACCAAAATTAATGGATCGCTCGATACCGCCGATGCAGTTTTTGCAGCCGCTGGGACCGGAACGAGTGTCGGACTTCAAGTCGGCAGCGGGAAAACACTAGTGGTTGGCGGTACTCAAAAAATATCAACGACTAGCAAAATCGAATTTCGTGACACCGCAATCTATATCAATTCATCAGTCGATGGTCAGCTAGACATCGTCGCAGATGGCGAGATTCAGGCAGTCGCTCCGATCATCGATTTAGATGCATCCACGGCGGTCACCGTTAGCCATGATTTGAAACTCGACAGCGATGCGGCAGTTCTTGGTTTTGGGGTAAACAATGATGTCACTCTGACTCATGTTCATGACGTTGGCGTGCAGTTCAATACGATGCCAATCGTACCCAACCCGACTTTCAGGGCATATAGAGATAGTTCAGATCAAACGATGTCGCATAACACCGCTACGAAGGTTGAATTGAATGCAGAGAGTTTTGATATTGGCGGTTATTACGACCACAGTACTAATTATCGATACACGCCATTGGTAGCTGGTTACTATCAGGTCAACGCATCGATTCAAGACATCTCCAATACCGATGTGTATGACATCATTATTTACATCCGGAAAAATGGATCGTCTGTTTCTCAGGGGCGACTTCGGTATGTAGGGGCCACCAACGACGATTTATATACATCAGTTGTTTCGACAAGCGACCTCGTGTTAATGAACGGCTCAACAGACTACCTCGAGGCGTATGCTCAAATAGCCTCAGAAGACTCTTCAGCAGTGAAAGTGAACGACAGTGAAGTTGCAACGTTTATGTCAGCTATTTTAGTGAGCCGAACTTCATAGGAGAAAAATAATGTCCACACTTTTTTCAAAGATAAAAACAATTCACCCGTCCCTGACAGATGCTGATTTCAGTCCAGAAGGAACTATAGCGTTGCAAAACGATTCAGATGGAAAAGGTGATTATATTAAATCGTGGAACCACCCTTCGCTGGTTAGACCAACCGATGAACAAATTAGAGACGCTTGATGGACGACATTGAAAAAGTCAAAACTGCGCTCGACAAACACGAAGCGGAATGTTTGATTCGCGCTGAATCTTTTGAAGCGAGATTGTCTCGGCTCGAAAAAGCAACTGCGGGGTTGTATCCCTTCATCGCCGCTTGCGTTTTGATTGCGGCGTGGTTGCGCTGATGGCTTGGCAATTTTTTACAAAAGAAGAAATGGCTTGTCGTCACTGTGGCGAATGTGACATGGATGAAACTTTCATGGATGACTTGGACTGGCTGCGTGAAAAATATGGCAATGCTCTTCGCATCACCTCTGGTTTTCGATGCCCTGACCACAACGAAACGGTCAGTAGCACAGGCAGGAACGGCCCCCACACCACAGGGCGTGCAGCAGACATTTCGATTGAAAGAACGAACGCCTATGAATTGTCAAAAATTATTTTGCGTGGCCCGTTCACAGGCGTTGGTTTTGCACAGAAGGGCGGTTCGCGTTTTATTCATGTGGACACGCTTCAAGAAAATCGACCAACGATCTGGACGTACTAAGATGCCAAAAAAACTACAGAAAGATTCACGTTACGAAAAACATGATTTGGACGGCGATGGTGTTGTGTCAGATGAAGAACTGGAAAAAGAAAAGTCGATTAGTTTTCTGGAAAAGGCGGACGCCCAACGAAACATGGCGTGGGTGTCGTTAGGTTTTATGATTTTTTTCAGCACGTTGTTACTGACACCTGCGATTTCTGATTCAAAAATTTCTGCTCTCGGCGACTTGGCCGGATTGCTGTTTATATCTCTGGCCGGAATCATCGGTGCGTACATGGGTGTATCAGCTTGGATGTCTCGAAAATGACCGACGCGATTCATTCGAATACCCATCAGCCGACTCACTTGAATGCAACTCTTGAGCGAATCAAAGAGACGTTGGAAATTTATCGTGAATCTCAACAGGAATCTCAAAAAGAAAAAGTAGAAAAGACAAAGCCAACAAATCACGCAGTGGACGAGTTAGTCTGATGGTATTGGGAATTGCAGAAAGTGTCGTCGGGGTCGCAGGAAAAGTACTCGACAAATTTGTTGAGGATAAAGACCTCAAAGCCAAACTCGACCACGAATTGAAAACCGCTTTTCACTCTGCGAATTTGGCTCAAATCGAGGTCAACAAACAGGAAGCAGCGCATCAGAGTTTATTCGTCGCTGGTTGGCGACCGTTCGTCGGATGGGTATGCGGAATTGCACTGGCCTATCATTTTGTTTTAGCCCCATTTCTATTGTTTGTTTTTTCTGTATACGGGCTTGAGCAAGAACTACCCGAGTTCGATTTCAGCCAACTCTCAACAATTTTAATGGGGATGCTGGGGCTTGGTGGATTACGCACCTATGAAAAAATGAAAAAAGTGAGTCGAGAAAAATAATGCCTCTGATTCCCCTTGAAATTCCACCGGGTGTTGTAAAGAACGGAACTGCGCTGCAGGTGGCAGGTCGCTGGTTTGATTCGAATCTCATTCGCTGGCGTGACCAAGTAATGATGCCTGTCGGCGGTTGGTTGAAAATGAACACGAGCGCGATTACCGGGATCTGTCGCGGACTGATTGCTTTTCGCGACAATGGAAATGCGAACAAATTTATTTGTGCTGGAACGAATTCGAAACTTTACGTCTGGAACGACAGCGGGACCATCTACGACATCACCCCATCGGGTTTCACGACCGGGCGAACAGATGCTATTTATGGTTTAGGCTATGGGACCGGCAATTACGGAGCGAGCACCTACGGGACTGCTCGCGCAGGAAGTGGACAGGTTTTGGACGCCGCAACGTGGAGCTTGGATACTTGGGGTGAATATCTGGTTGGCGTTGCACCACACTACGGCAGAATCGTCGAGTGGCAGCTAAATACGGGCTCTGTGGCCGCAAACGTGTCAAATGCACCTTATCCATCCTTGGGCGTTCTAGTGACGCCTGAGCGCCATCTGATGGCCTTGGGTGCTGCAAGTAACAATCGGAAGGTTGCCTGGAGCGATCAGGAAGACAATACAGTGTGGGCTGCAGGAGCAACAAACACTGCCGGGGCGATTGAGCTCGAAACAACTGGGACCATTCGAGCAGGTGTCCGGGTGCGTGGCGAAATTTTAATTGTCACTGACGTCGACGCTCATGTTATGACTTATCTAGGCCCTCCTCTGATTTACAATCGGCAAAAGTTGGGGAGCGCCTGTGGGTTGGTCGGGCCGAATGCAATCGCCACTGCAGAAGGTTTTGCGGTTTGGATGGGAAAAGATGATTTTCATGTTTACGACGGCACTGTCAAGAGTCTCCCCTGTGACGTCAGGGATTTCGTTTTTGGCGACATCAATCTAATTCAAGGTTCCAAAATTTATGCGGGTGTGAATTCCGAGTTCGATGAAATCTGGTTTTTCTATCCCACTGCGGCAAGCGATGAAAATGACCGCTATGTCTGTTGGAACTATAAAGAAAATTATTGGTCGATTGGTTCTTTGTCCCGCACCGCTTGGGTTGACTCCGGTGCGTTCACAGATCCTACCGCCACTGATGCTTCTGGATTTTTGTACTCGCAGGAAAGCGGTTGGACCAATGCCGGTGCTGCATTAACGACGACCCGGTATGTCGAGACGGGCGGTGTTAGCGTTGCTCAGGGAGACAACATTGTCCGGGGAAGACAAGTGATTTCAGACGAAGCAGTGACAGGCCAAGCCCAAATAAAATTCAAAACACGGTTCACCCCAAACGGGACGGAAACTGAGCACGGCCCTTACACGTTAGAAAATTATACGGATGTCCGTTTTTCGGGAAGACAATTTGCAATGCGAATTGAAGGGCGTGTTGATGACGATTGGCGGGTAGGCACTTTGCGTCTAGATGCAAAAACAGGGGGTCGTCGGTGAAGCTGCCTCCACCATCACAAAGCTATTCGCAGAATTCGGAGAGTTTGAAAAATCGTTTGTTGGAACAGGCTGATCAACAAAATAGAAAACTACAAGTTGATGTTGAAATCGCAACCAGTGAGCGATTGATTCTAAGCAGCCCGAATGGAACGCGCTACAAAATTACTGTCAATGATGCTGGCGCGATTAGCGCGACATCGCTTTAGGAGAAAACAAATGGCAAGCGGCACAACTACTTTCACTTCTGCAAGTCCGAGCTATCAGGGATCTGCTCAGAATGTTTGGCAAACTGCTCAGGATTTAGCGGGGCAATCTTTTGTTCCGTACAAAGATCCACGCATTGCGGGATGGTCCCCGGATGAAAGGCGTGCCTTCAATATGACTCGAAATTTTGTAGGCCAGAATGTCGGCGCTGGAGCACTCGGTCAGGCGATTGACACAACGACAGGACTCGCTCAGGGCAATTCATTTTTGTCAAACATCGGCGACTATTTGAACCCGTACACTCAGAATGTAGTGGACACCACGCTTGGAGAGCTCAGTCGCCAACGTGATTTGACCGCCGCTCAAAATGCTGCCGATGCGGCGAAGGCCGGTGCATTTGGTGGCGACCGTTCCGCTATTCTTGATGCAGAGTTGCAACGAAATTATCTGAATCAAGCGGCCACTACGTCCGGTCAACTTTTTTCAGACGCATACAATAATGCTTCGACGCTTGCTTATCAGGATTCGGATTTGCAAAGACGCAGCGCTGCACAGTTGGCGGATTTGGCAAACATGCAGAGACAATTCAGAGGTCAGGACATCGACATGCTTTCCGCATTGGGAGCGCAGCGACGAGCGCAAACCCAAGCGGGACTTGACCTGGATTATCAGGAATTTTTGCGCGAGCAACAGTACCCGATAGATCGCTACAATATACTTGCTTCCGGGTTTTCCGGATTGCCCGTTGACACGACCACAATGACATCGATTTCAGATCCAAGAACGAACCCTTGGGCTGCTGCAACAGGTGGAGCCCTGACAGGGGCGAGTTTGTTTGGTCAGGGGGGTCCACTTTCTGGCACTTCAATTCGCGGACATAATATAGGCGGCTGGGGCGGCGCAGGGCTAGGAGCTCTCGCAGGATATTTGTTGAGCTAAAATGTCTCGTTGGCTGTACGAAAAAGAAGCATTGGACGGGGCAATCGCTCCGAAATGGAACTGGGTATCTCCGGGGACTCTCGGAACTCCGCTTCATTCCTATAACGCGAAAACTTTACCGCTCAATACGGCTGAAAAACCTCAGTATGGCGTGGGCATCGCGAACTATGGTTGGACCCCTTCAAACATCCATTCAAAAATAGACAGCATTCGTGGTTCGACCAGCAAAGCCGGTGGCGCGAAAGAAATGTGGAACTACATGTTTGACTGGGTTGACTCGCGAAATTGGAGTAAGAAAAGAAAAGACAAACTGACCAACTATCTGAACACGGGTAATGCAAAAAAAGTACCGCTTGACGACATAATGATGGTTAGCGACGCTGCCCTGCGTGAAGCCGCACGGGGTCAACAACATAAAAATTCGTTTTTAAATAGTCCGCTGGGGAGTCTCTTTAAAACTGCCGCGACCGTTGGCAGTGCATTCGTCCCAGTAGTCGGACCTGCGTTAGCAGTAGGGGTTGGAGGTAGCCTTGGTGCGATGAGCGGCGGCGGATTACGGGGCGGCTTGTTGGGCGCTGCCAGTGGTTGGGGTGCTGGTCAGTTACCGGGAACATTTGGAACGGGTTGGGCGGGAGCAGGGAACTTGGCGAAAGGCGTTGCGACAATGCCCTATCGCATTGCACAGGGTGCAGGTTCTTTGGCGACTAATTTTGGGGCTACGGTTCCCGGCTCTTGGACACTTCCTGCAGGGGTCACAGGCGGCAATGTTCTTTCTTACATGTCCCCGGCGGGAGTAATGTACAACCCGTCAGCAGCAGCAAAAGCAATCTCCTATTCACATCTGGGAACAGGAGGAGGTTCTACGGGAGTGACAACTCCTGTTGGCGGGGGAGGTCTTACATGGCAGCAGTCAGCCGGGTTAGCCCCCGTTACACCATTGTCACAAACAGGGCTCAGTGGTGCAGTGTTGTCGGGAGCTCAAAATTTTGCGAACACTGCTGGCAATGTTGCGGGAGGCGTTGGTAACTTTTTACAAAGTCCGGGAGGGCAAGCATTGGTCGCAGGTTTGGGCGGAATGTTAGCTGACAAACGCCCGGCTCCTGATTTGCCTCGGGCTGGAACTTCGAGCAGAACGCAACCCGGTCAATTCAGACCTGTTGAAAGCGGCTTTGCTTTAACAGAATTGGATCGAGCTCTCGCTGCAGAAGCAAACAAAAGACTAGGCACGGCATTCGCTACAGGGGTAGGAACTCCTATGAGTGCGGTCCAAAGAGAACAGGCTCGTAACATGGCTGAATTGTTCGAGAGAGGATTATTGAGGAGATAGGAAATGCCGAGATCGTTATTAGAAATTTTTGGATCAGGTGCAGCCGATCCATATGCTTCGTTGCTCACAGAAGATCAAACGTCTGCTTTGAAAAATAGATCGATGATGATGGCAGGGTTGAAAATGTTGCAGCAGAGCAGAGGAAGAGCAGGAGAACCGGAGCCCGGTTTTTTTGACGCTGCGGTTCCTGCGATTGCAACCGGGATGGATACCTACAGCGCGGGACAGAATCAGTTGCTGCAGCAGCAAGCGGTAGAGACATTACCTGCTGGGTTGAGATCATTGGCGCGAGTTGCACCAAAGGAAGTTTTTGGCGAGGCTGCGAAAGCAGCAACTGCTGCACCGGAAAAACCTTCTGTGAAAATTTGGGACGACAAAGGAAAGCAATTTTTAGTGCCGTCGTCCCAAGCTAATCAGATGGTCAAGATGGGATTCACATTGACCGAGCCTAAGGGTGCAACGCTTCCTGAGCTCAATACTATTCAAGAAACTTATCAAGATCGGATTAAGAATTACAGGGGCTTTTTGAAATCGAAACGAGAGTTGTTAGCCCTTACTGAAAAAGAAGGCCCTGTCAGAGATGTAGCAGCGATTTACAATTTGGTTAAGTTGTTTGATCCAAATTCTGTAGTGAAAGAAGGTGAAATTTCTTTGATGCAAAGTGCGATGCCAGCGTGGGAAAAATTGAAAGAGAGAGTAGAAGGCATTGAGGAAGGAGGATTCCTTGGCAAGGAAACTAAGCAAGATATTTATGGTGTGCTAGGTCAGTTGAATGAAATTTACAGAAAAAGTTATGAAAAAACCAAGGCAGATCAAATTCGGATAGGCAAAGAGGTTTATGAGCGCCAAGGCATCACTGACAACGTTTGGAGAGCTTTAATGATGTCCGATCTTGATTTCGGAGAGCCACTTGTCATAGACAAAAAAAAATCAGAAACACCACAACCTCGAACAACTGATAAGGGTCCCGGCTAGCTAAGGAGAACAAAATGGCGACATACACAGAGGGAGATGTTGTTGAAAATTCAAAGGGTGAGTTAGTCCAACTGACCTTTGATGCAAACGATAAAGCATTGTGGGTTCCTTATTCAGAACCAGATACTGAAGATCTTCGTTTGGCTGCTCAAGGCTTGACTCTCGGTGCAGCCGACGAAGCAGAAGCATTTGTTCGCAATCCTTTGAGTGGAGTTTTGAACCTGTTTGGGGACGAAGCGGCAGGAGCTCCGTATCGGCAAACACATTCCGAAATCAACAAACAACTACAACAAGCAAAAGAAAATTATCCGGTTCGATCATTGCTAACAGAAACAGGGGGAGCTGTTGTTCCAGCGATAGCATCGACTCTGTTAGGCGGCGCTACAGCCGGTCCTGTTGTTGCAACGCAGGGATCTAATTTAGCGAGGCTAGGCAGGTATTTGATGGACGCTGGCAAATCCGGAATAGGAGCCGGGGTCTACTCTTTCAATACGGGCGAGGGAGATTTTTCTGATCGATTGGAAAATGTACCAACTGACGCCGCAACGGGATTCGCGACTGCGGCTGCGTTGAACAAACCGCTAGATTTAATAAGTCGGGGACTTTCTAATTTTGCGAGATGGGGACAGGAAAAATTAGGGCGAGCGAGTAGAGCCGTGGAACAGGAAGTGCAAAAGATCGCAGCCAATGCGGGAATGTCTTTTGAAGAAATCGTCGAGCGAGTCTCTCGCGGAGAAATTTTTCCGGACATGAGTGACACAGTCAGAAGTGTGCTTCGTTCTTATCGCGCAAGCACAGAGGGAGGGCAAACTGCCATCGATGAAACTTTGAAACGACGTTCAACCGATAGTTCGCGTGAAGCGTTTGACACGCTGCAACGAAATCTCGCGCCAGAAACTACGAGCTCCTCAAATCTTTTAAAAATTTACAATCAAAAAACGCAAACAAACAAGGACGCAGCGAGCAACGAATATAAAAAAATCTGGCGTTCTAATCCTGATCCCGTTGACGGGGAAATCACAGGTGGTGTTTTGCAAATGCTCGCACGCGATACGGAAATGGCAAAGGAAGCAGCTAGGTTGGTTAAGGCCGAAACGAAGAAATCTTCTTTTTTCAAAGTGGACAAAGAGGGAACGATTGAACTTTTGCGTAATCCAACTTTACAAGAACTTGAGCAGGTAAGACGGGCTTTCCAAGATTCAGCCAACGCTGCTTTTCAAAAAAACAGAGGACAGTTGGGCGACACACTCAAGGGAATTGAAGATGAATTGCGGAAAACCATCGATGATTTTTCTCCCGCACTAAAAGCAACCCGGCAGAAATGGTATTTGCTCAACGAGGGGAAAAGAGCTCATGATGCGGGAAGCAAAGCAATCGATAAAGCGCCGGATGAAATTGAAATTCTTTTTGAGAAATTCTCTGAAAAGGGTGAAGAGGTAATCGAGGCTTTCAGAATGGGGTTTGCATCTGCAATCAAAAAGAAAAGAGGTACTCGACAGGCAGGTGGGTATATCGCCGACTTAGCGGACACCGATAGAAACAGATCAAAAGTTTTAGAAATTATTTTCCCGGAAGATGCACTTCAAGAAACAATCGACAAAGTGACTCGCGCAGCGGCACAACGGACAACCGCCAATACCGTTATTGGCGGCAGTCAGTCTGCTGAAACGATTTTGAAGGCAGGACGTTTAGGGGACAACCCGATTCGCGCCAACGAAGCTGCTGGCGCTTTGTTTGGCAACCCGGTAGATATTGCAAACGTCACAAGAAAATTCGTAGGTGAATGGCGAAAGGATTTAAGTCAGGGCGAAGCTGATCAAGTCGTCAAAATTTTACTTTCGGAAGATCCACAGTTTCTCAGAAAAGCACTCACCGACGAAAATGGATTAGTCGCTTTGCAACGAAATGTAGATCGGCTCGTTAGTATTTTGCAAGGCGCAAGAACACAAGCCGCATCAGTGGCTGGTCCAGCAGCTTTAGATCGCGCTGGTCTTTTGGAGGATAATCAATAATGGCTCTGCGACAACCTTCGAGGATGGGAGCAAACAATCCGGAGCTCTCTGCCCATCAAAAATTTGCACGATTCATTTCGGGGAATCCATCTGACTATGTACACCCTGATTTCTGGTCTGGTCTAGCAAAGGAGGCAACATTGGGTTTGGCCGGATTGCCGGGGGACCTTGGATTTTTGATAGGCGGAATGGCCGCACCCGCCGTTATGGAGATGCGGGAAAATTTTCGTGAAGGTAGGCCGCTTACGCAAGGTCTGTTGCAGCACGTTGGCGACCCAACGGACTATCACTACACGAGTGATCGAATCGCAAAAGATGCAGGGATTCCTTTTAAAAACACGCCACAAGAAATGCGAGGTCGATTTTACGGAGGACTATTCGATGTTCTCGCATTAGCGAATGCGCTGCGACTTCAACGGAATTTTTTTGACCCGGATGTTGAGGTGTCAGATCCAACACGACAGGGAGGCGCTGTTGCCATTGCCGGTAAGCCTAAAACTGAAAATAGATTACCAAGAGGTATGGGGCAAAAATTAAAAGAGGCAAAGGCAGAGCTTCGGTCTGCCAACGAAGAGTTCAAGATCTTTGCAAACAGAAGGAAAAAAAATCCGGATGCACCCCTAGGGCGTGCAGAGCAAGCAGCAAAAAACAGATTATCATCCGCTCGCAAAAATGTCGCAGCAATACAAAGATTGCGGGAAATTGAAACCACAGTTGCTAACCCACAACGGGTCGCATATCCCGGCGTCTACAAAGATGCAGTCGAGCTTGCACGAGAAGCAGAAAAAAGAGTTGAGCCCGAAGACCCGGCGCTCAAAGAATTGTTTGGCGTGACTCGCGCAGATCTATTCGACATTCAACAAGAGAGAGGAGTCGGTCCTGTTTCATCCTTGATCAACAGACCACAAAAAAGTCGAGGGTCTGAAGCTGCTCGCAATGTCATGAATCCAGAAAACGAAGCGCGGTTAATCGAGAATTTGGCAACAGCTAAAACCGAAGCTCCTCGTTTGTTTTCCAGTATGGCACCTTGGTATGTCATGGACCCTGCTTTCAACCGGATGTTGGAACTGCTCGGCCCGGACGAAGCTCAGAGACTTTATGTGCAGATGAATACGCTGACGGGTATGGCTTCTCCGGGTTCAGATGTCTTGACTGAAATCAGAAGAGGAACTGCCGCAAGTAAATTAGCAGAGGAAGGGCGCTTCGATGAATTCGTGCAACTTGCCGGAGTTCCTTTTCACAAACGAAAAAATTATCCGGACGACCTCGCGCAAGTGCCAGGCCATATGTATCACTCGACAGCACATGCGAAACCGATGCAGGAATTTTTGAACACGGGAGAAATTGTGACTGATGCAGTGAAGGTCCCGAGCTATATTGAAGCGAGCGGGATTCCGAATGTGGAGGGAATTCCTTTCCAGAGCGGGACACCTGTCGGCGATGCACATTTCATTCGTTCTCTAGGATTAGCAGATACCCGTACTTCAAAAGATTTTGCAAAAAGTATTTCCGGTCCCGAGCTCAGAACCATTGAAGATTGGTGGAGCAATATCGCACGTTCGCAAGGGTTGGAGCCGGTCCCTGCACAGGCTGTGAACTGGGGATTATATTCACCGCAAACAGGTGTTGAAACAATGATAGGGGCTGGCAAATTAGAGCTCCTCTCAAAAAGGATAAAAGAGCGTGCGGCACAACTCGGAATGTCCCCGGAAGAATTAAGGGACCTTGTATTGACCGGAAAGGAATTTGCGACAATGACTCCGCTTGTGGCAGGTGGATTGCTCGGGGCTGAACAACTGTATCAGCCGGAGTCAATTTAAATGAAAAGGGGGTTGTTATCTCAGCCGCAGCGTATCGGTGAGCGCATTGCATCGCGCAATCTGCTAAACATCAATCACCCGTTAGCAGAATCTAGTCCGGTCGCTCGCATCCCGATCTCCATGATACCCGGCGTGGGAGGTATCGCTTCTGGTTACATGCAGGAAGATCTTGCAACTTTGCAGCAACCAGAAGAAACATTTTTCAACATTCCGTCTTCTGTGTACGGCATACGCGATCCTCGCTATTTCCCATTGCCGGGTGGAGCAAATATCACTAACCATGATCTAGCACGATTTGGTCTGGCGACAGACGCAATGGATTGGATTCCCGGTGCAGCGGCTGTGGGAAGCATGGCAACCGGGGCGGGATTACTTGGCCGATGGCTTAAGGGGAATGAAACTCCTGACAGTGACGCTGTGTCATTGTGGGATGCAATCTCTCCCGCAATGGTTGATCCGAGAACAGGTTTGTTGTCGATGACAGGCGAAAATAATCTTGCAAATAAAATCAATAAAACTTCATCTATAGAAGATAGATTGCGATCAAAATACCCAGAGGTTGAACTATCTTTATCGGAAACAGACACGGGTATTACATTAAATCAAATAGTGATACCAGAGCATCTTCGCGGGGAAGGGTCAGGCTCGAAAATAGTCCGGGAAATTACAAAGTATGCAGATGATAAAAATATGCCAGTAGCCTTAACTCCCGATACTGTTTATGGCGGGAAAAGCAAAAAGGCGCTTGTGAATTTTTACAAAAAACTTGGTTTTGTTCCTAACAAGGGTAAGAACAAAGATTTTCGATTTCGAGAATCTTACATACGAGAACCAGTGGAACCTTCGAAAAAATCTGTCAAAGAGCTTAAAGATGATTTGCCGATGGACGAAGCTAGTCGGATGCGGCGGGCGCAGGATATGGGGTTTGATACTGACGTCTATCACGGAACCACCCATGACATAGAAGCATTTGATACCGCAAAAGCTAATCCAGAATCGGATTGGGGGGCAGCGACTTACACAACAACATCGTTAGATGATGTGAATCCGAATTATGCGGGTGAGGGGCCAGATTTAACAAACCGAATTACTCAACGACAAGAACAAATTGCTAATGAAAATGATTGGCCGCTCGAGGATACGAGAGCACTCGAACTAGCCAGAGGAGAATTAGTTGGAAGCAAGGGCGCAATATATCCGCTAAAGGTCAACACCGAAAAATACGCTGTGATCGGTGACAACTCGACTGAAATAGAAATGCCAGATTACAGGGGTGAGGCAATGCAAGAAATTAATCGGGCGGATTTTGACAGTTTGGATGAGTATGAAGAGGCCTTACAAGAATATATTTTTGATTTAGAAAACTCTGATATGGATCATCCTCTCTTAACGATCAAAGACACACTTATGCGTACTGCAGGGGATGAGTACTTCGGAGACGAAGATGCGGTTCTTCAAGCCGTTGAAGAAATTCAACAAGAATTGTATGAAGGGTTAACTGCTACGCGACTAGATGAAATTATCCGAAACAATATCAGTGGTTGGGAAGGCGAGAATGGTGAATTTTTTAGCGCTGGAGCAGCCTCCGCAGAAGTATTGAAAGCTCTAGGATTTGAAGGGGTAATTGATAAAACAGTAGATACAAAATTTGGATCATCTCGGAAATTAGGAAAGTCAATGGAAGGTGTAGATCCAGATACAATTCACATAATTACCTTTCCCGGTTTTGAAAAAAACATTCGTAGCAAATCAGCAAAGTTTGATCCAAAAAAAATAAATGATTCAGATTTGTTGAGCGGCAGAGGTTTGCTGAACTTCGGTCGAGCTGTGTAATGCTCGAAATAATGACAGCGATTTCCGTCTGTAGCCAATGCATCAAGGGCGTTGAACGGTTGGTCAATCGCGGGGCGGAACTGGAGCAATGCGTCGGTCATCTCAGTAGATGGTTTGAAGCGGCCTCCGACATAAAACAAAGAGAAGAAGAACAGAAAAATCCTGCACTGTGGAAGAAGCTCACCTTCCAAGGTTCGATTGAAAGTGAAGCACTGAACCTGATCGTCGTAAAAAAAAACTGGCTGAACAGGAAACACAACTACGCGAAATAATTTGCTATCGCTATGGGATCGACAC